ATTTAATAGAATAACATCTGTTTTAACGGATGACATTAACTCATTACAAGCCTGTAACCATCCAACATCATTTTTATAGAGTAGTATCTTAACCCCAGAACTTGCTTTCATTAAAGAACTTATACATGTTGTAAGCATATAGTTTCCATAATAAGTAGGTATTAAAACAGTTACGTCCTTTTCCATTCCTCTCCTTTAAAATAATCTAAAAGTTGTAGACCTATCCATTCCGTATAAACTGGAGGTATGGCGTTGTAAAGATCCCCTGTATCCCCTCTTTTCCTACTAGCACCCCCACTAGTTGGAATCCAAGGAGTTTGTTGTGCTTCTCTAAATTTTTCTGCTGATCTTCCTTCCCCCTTCCACGGATTATAAACATTTTCATGATTGCACCCTTGCGGTGAAAGAATTCCTAAGGGCCAATTTGCTTCAAATAATCTATGCTTGGTAAGAGATAATCCAAACATTGTTCCACATAAAAGCATGGATGCCTTTAATGGGGCACCCGGAACGTTTTCTATTATATAGGGAACATGTGAAAGATTAAGTCTTTCCCTTATAGGAGACAATAGATCGGGATGCTCGATATGAGAAGTTCTCTTCCTACCCCAATTATAGTTTTTTTTGGTGTACAATTGGCAGGGTGGGCTAGCATGTATTACATCAAATCCCTCTAATGGAAATTCCATAGCATCTGCTTGATAAAATTCAAAAGGATAATGTAGTTGACGATTAATATCTACACCTACAATCTCAAATCCTAGCCTATGATATCCCATTGATGCCCCACCAGCGCCACAAAATAAATCTAGTAATCTCATCTACGCAATCAAATCTAGGCAAGGAGTCCAATCATAGTTCTCCCTATTATAGATATTATTAAATCCACGCATAGGTGCTGTTCTTCCTTGTGCCAATCGTACAGCAGGAAGTCTTTCTCTTATTTCTGTAATATCTGGCATAATAACACTTCTTACTGGATTATATGAAAAATCCCCATCAGAAAAACTTGCCTGACCTACATTACCTGATTTATAGATAATAGATGCCATTAGTATAATGGTTCTTATATCCTTTGATAATATATCTGGGGATACAGAATAGGTTGCTGGTGCTATATATGTAACTACATAGGTACGATCCCAGCGATACTCAAGCGCTTGAACGCTATCTGCTAGATAACCAGCAAGTATAGAGGCAGTATCATCCACCTTCTTATACTGACGTAAATGCCTTTCAAGAACTGGTACTAAAACCAACAAATTCATCTATGTCACTCCCCTATGCGTTTAGCGCACGTTCTACATTTTCAAGATCAACTTTCTCATCATCAATTTCTTCAAGATGATTTTCTAATAGTTCAATTGTTTTTTCTGGGCGTCGTTGTGTCTTAGCCCTTTCAAGCATCCTTGAGACTGTGGCAACAGACGTTACCTCGGCTAAAGTTTTCTTTAGGGTAAGATAATTCTTTAGAACAGCATCTATTTGCTCATCTGTAAAAGTATTAGGTGTTTCCCAGTCTATACTAGGTTCCTCTACTTCAATAATTAATCCCTCAATAATTATACGCTTGTTTGCAATTTTAAAGTTACGTAATTGCTCCTCACGAACCGCTACCCAAGGTGTTTCCTTTGTAAGAACAAATCCTAGTGGATCACCAGAAAACATTCTTCCACCTACAGTGTAGCCAACAGTTTTCTGGTAATACGTAATCTTAGGTGCTATTGTATCTGCCATTTCCTTCTCCTTGTACTGGCTTATGCCAAAAATAAGTGGGGCCAACCGAAGATCGATTGACCCCACTTAATAACCCTCTATCTACCCACTAGGTGGGGCTTTAGATTAAGGTGTAGTGCTTGTAACCTTGATTTTAACAAGGCCCTTAGCGTTCCAAATCATCATACCAAACTGTAGCCAAGTCTCGTAGTTCCAATATGGAGGAGTTGGCTCCATGTCGGTCCATTCCTTTGTCTGGGCTCCACCATAAGTGATGAATTCTCCAATATCCTCGCCTATTACTAGAACGAAGTCTGTTGGAAGAAGTGGGCGCTTAGGATACTCTGTCTCGTCAAAGATCTGCTTTAGGCGAACAATATTGCTAACGCCACGATAATTTTCGACACCCTGTGATCCAGCATACGGTGAAACATTCTGGAATGTGCCCTCTGGTCGTCCATCAAGTGTAACATAGTTGTCACTTAATGTGCCAGAAATCAATCGGTACTGTCCGAAAGTTGAAAGTGGTGCTAGAGCCTGTTCCGTACCAATAATGGTACGAACGCCGGGGCTCCAGTAGTTAACATGGTCAATCGCGCTATCAAGTGCTGTTGATGTAAGAGGTCCACCAGCATCAAGATAATTTGATACAGATGATCCACTATATGTCAAAGCCCCTGCATTTCCTACAGACCAGATATTAGAAAGAGCATTCCATCCACGCATAACTAGTTTCTCATTTAGTGCTGCGCGAACGTCTGTTCTAACTGTTTCTGGGCGATAGGCTGGCCCACCGTGGGCTAGTTCAAGTTCATTATACTTTGCCTTAGCGCTAAGAATATCAAGGTTGTAAGAGATAGCCTTGTTGCGGATCGTGATCTGCTCACCAAGGGTGATTTGACCGGGAACGATCTGCTGAACATGGTACTTACCCTTAAACTGCTTTGTATAAACATCGCCAAGTTTAATTTCCCGAGTACTCATAAACTGACCAGCAAGGTCAAGAGATAGGTAGACGGGATCAATATACTCTGTTATTACTTCCGCAAAAGCCTTTCGATCCTTATTAGAAAGTTCAGCTAAAGCTCGTCTATCTTCATTTGTAAGTCTCTGATCTACTATTCGTGCCATCTAGTATATTCCCTCCTTTTTCATTTGTATTAATTGCTATTACTTAAGGAAGCGCTCTATGTCCCTTGAGAATAACTGTTATTGTGTTCTGTCCAAAAGTATCCTTCTGGAATACATGTCCTTGAACAGTATTTCCAGCGAGTGTTCCTGAGGTAGTTAGTTTTCCTTCTCCACCTGTAACGTACTCAGCAAAAACTTGCGCTCCGATAGCGTAGTCAGATGAAACGCCCGTATAGGCTCCTGAACCGTATGTAAAGGTTCCGCCATCAAAGACAAGAACCTTGTTACCCGATGTAACATTTACATTAAGGAACATTGGTGGAACATCATAAGTTACGTACCCAACAGGCCAGTTAGCATTATAGTTTGCATCTGGATCTATCGAGAAGCTATTCTCCTGTGAGTTAAATGATCCATCGCTCCATCCGTAGGGTGGCGCACCATTTAGTCCGGGTCCCTCAAAATAGGGGCCGGGGTTAAGTGGCTTAGGCCAATCTAGTGCAAAGACTGCTTTCTTTGCTTCAGCAAGTGATCGTGGAAGAGTAAATCTTCCGTTGGAATCCAAAAATCCTAATCGTCCTCTTGGAGTTTCCTGATTGGCTCGGCCACCACGAATCATCTCATAATCGTTTACTATGAATTTAGTCGTAGGGACTGGATTCCCAGTATTAATTGCGTCTGCCATTTGTTACTCAAACCTCCCTTATTCAGCGTCTTCCGGTCTGCTAAGACCGCGCATTCTTTCTTTTAGTCCAACTGTTGTTACTCCACCGGCGCTTGTATCAACGCTTATCTTGGGGAGTGTAAATGGTCGGGCTGATGCTGATTCTTTCACAACAGGAGCCTTTTTGGCAACCGCAGCGATGTCAGAAACATATGATTCAAATAGTTCCTCTGACATAGCGGCCCAAAGTCCCTGCTTTGCAGCTAACTTTTCTGCATCTGTGTCCAACACAATACCGGCTTCAACAGCCTTTCGTGTTCGATCTTCGACAAGTACTGCTGTTTCAAACTGAGTAATCTTAGTTGTCAATTCAGCAACCGTTGTCTCTAATCCCTCGACGCGATTTGCAGTCTGAGATAGCGTTTCTATTTCAGTAGCCTTATCGGCTAGTTCTGCCCGTAGTTTTTCAATTTCTGCTATTGCTTGCTCTAAATCCACGTTATTTGTCCCTCCTTGTATTTCTTCTGGTTCCTTTGAGAACAAAGACACAACTTGTTGTTCCATCTCTTCTTCTGTTAATGAGGCATCCGAAGCCAAAGCAAGAAGTGCTGTTCGTCTTCCATAAGCAGGATGTTTTACAAAAGTTGCTGCTCTTGCAATAACTCCTTTAAGAATCTGAATACCCTTTTCAATTATTGACTCCTTATAGGCAATTTCCCACGAAATTCCCGGTGCATCATTCTCCGCAAATGCCTCTTCTAAATATTCTACAATATCTGGATACTCGTCCGCATATATAGCACCTTCAGCAATCAACTGATGGGTTCCATCTTCTAAAGTAGCCTCGGCTACACCCTGAATATGTCCTATTGGAATAGAGCCATTATGGTTACCAGCACCACCCTTCTTACCTAAGAATCGCATCTTTATAGGCATTCCTATAGCAGATTCTCTAAGGTTAGCAAACTCCTCATAGGGGATGGCTTGATTATTTAGATTAGGCTTATCATCAGCAAAGATAAACTTTATATACTTTAAATACGGATTAGGATTAAGTATTTCACTTGTAGCAAAATAAATATCTGTAATTAAACTATTCATGCTCTTGTGTTTCACCACCCTCATGTTGTGCTCGGTGTCCCTTAGAACGTTCCAATCCTCTTATTATTAAGGCTTGTTCAATTGTAAGTTGTTCCAAATTAGAAACCCTTTTTGTAAGTTCTATCAGTTGATCATCTTTTTCTTTAAGTTGAATACGCTGTTCATCTACTATCCCACGTAAAATGTCTATCTGTTTATTTTGTGCATCAACTGTATTATTAAGAGTTTCTATTAATTTAATTGGATTTATATTTAATCCATCAATACTTTCTGTATTTTTAGAAATATTAGAGGTATTTCTTCTCTGTTGAATTCCTATGCTTGCTACTATAATTGCTACAATTCCAGTAATGATAGCAATGAGTATATTCTCCACTACTATCATTCCCCCTAAGTAGTTATATCATCTAATTTAATAGTTCCATATTCCTTTATACTCCTAATAGTAGCTTTTAAAATTATCATATAGGAAGCATCCGTATGATCAAGATAACGCTCTAGGTCCGATACAATTGTAAGGGTCTTTTTAGTACTCTTATAAATAAATCCTATTGTAAGAGTAGGTTTAATTATTTCATCAGGATGTTTTAATAGGGCAGTACGTTGAAACGTAATATGATCATCCCATAAAACTGCCACAACTTTATATTCTTTCACTTCATTTTAACCTTATCTATTAATCGTTTTCGGGCGATTTTTTTAATCCAATAGACTCTAAATCAACTATTATCCCACGTTCTTGTGCTATTCTATCCATCAAGTTAATAACTTCCCCATCTGACATGTACTCTTCAGCCGCAGTTTTTGCAGTTGGGCTCTTTGTTTGTGTATTTTTAGAGGTAGGCATTTGCTTTGGCATACTTACACCATTATTTCTTTTATTAACTGGGGTATTCTGTGTACCAACAGGTCGGCCACCATTGCGTACATTAGGGGCTCCCCCCATTCCGCCAGCACCGGGAACAACTTGTGTATTATAAGGCATATCATGGAACTTATCTGGAATCTCTTCCATAACATCATGCTCATCAATCATAAGTTCTGTTTCAGTCTCAAAATCAAGGCCAATCATTTCATCGCGTGTTGTTCTACTTACATTTCCTTCTCTGTATGCTTGGGCAAATACGGCTGCGGTCTTTACAAAGTCCTGTAGCTTGATTGGCGTAAAGGCTGCTACAGGAGGATTTCGGAAGTTATTTAAATCTGCGGCTTCCTCGTAGATTTCTGTAATCCACTCAACTATCATCGAACGCAACTCTTCCATCATCGGTTGAATTGACCATGTAGATAGTTCGGATGCCTGAGCGTTTCTGGACTCCCCTGTAATTAGGATTCTTGCAAATCCTAGCCCTTCTGCAATCTCTTCATTCGCTTGCTGATACTTTTCCTGATTAAGCATTGCTTGTACATCAGGTGTTATCCATGATAACTTAGTAGTATGGTTAGAGAATAAAAAGAATAATCTCTCAAGCGATCTTGAATCCCCAGCGCGCCCTAATATCTGCTGCTTTAACCTTTCAAGGTTATCCTCTGTTTCAGCAGTTAGGGGGAATTGATCACTACCCTCTTGGACCAGTAGAATGGCATTTACAACTCTGGATGCAACAGCAAAGTCCATCCTACGGAGAGCCTGTTTAAAGACTAGTCCCTCCAAAACGTTGTAAAAATAAGGGGTAGGATAAGGTTTAAATGAAACCTCTTTACGAAGAATAGGATCTACATCAAGTTTAATCCTATCATCACCGTTTCTGATTGTTTCTACATATTGTGGATAATATTGCTGATAGATATCATATTTTAGTTGTTGCTCTTTAACACTACTACCACGATTTTTAATTAATTTGATATCTTCTTTTGGAAGTTTTAGATAATATTCTCTTTTTCCCCAACTCGCCCATACAACATTAACGAGTAATGGTGGGTATAGATCAAATGTAGGAACTTGATAAAGTTTACCAGCCTTTAATTTAGGACTTATTTTATCCCCTGTTACTTCCTGCCAATCTATTTTAGGAAGTACTAACCCGGATAAATAGTATTCTAGTGCCATAGCCCTAATAAATCGCATCATGCGAGAGGGTCTGCGGGACAGGATAGCAGCAAAGTATTGATTTGCTTCATCACCAGTTTTTCGTTGACCATTTCTCAGGCTTGTAATAGATAATTCCGCAAGTCTGTTAATAACAGTAGTAGCAATTCCACCCCTCTCGTAGAAGTCATAAGACATTCTAACAATAGAATGAAAATCTCGCGGTATAATAAGTTTTTCCGGGGCTAGTCCAAGTGACTGATTTGCCGCATCCATACCACTATAAAAGTTACCGAAGGAACTATTATATCCGGGTACAACCGACCAAGAGGCTCGGGCTAGTTGTGACTTTTTTTCGTC